GAAGAGAAGCCTTCTTAAATAAATATGGGCTTGACAAAGAAGAACTTTATGATAAAATTACGTGTGAAAATATACGAGAAATTACAAAGAAAGCTTTAGAAGATATCAAAGAGCGGAAGCAATACCAAATGACATACAGAACTATAAAGGAATACAGAGCCATGAGTAAAATTAAAGATTGGTTAATGGAGATGGAAGAGGATGCTACCTCCATGTCCAGAGAGAACTGGGTACAGAAACATGGCACCAATCAAGAGCATATTTTCTCTCGTGTTCAGGGAGAACTGGATGAGATAGGTCAGGGGGAACTGAATTTATGGAGGGACAATAACAATGCCTGACTGTGAGGTTTATGATCTTGGGAAACTAAGGAAGGAGAAGGAGAAGGAGGAAACTCCAGAATTATATCTCCCTATTCCCATGATTCGAGATCTAATTTTGAAGGGATATGATCCTACTTCTCTTGAAGAGATAGAGAAATATGTTTTTATTCATGATGCTATTGACAAGATAATGTTGGGGTACGAGGATGATGACTAGAGATTTTATGCAGAAGGAGAGGAAGTCCCTGTTCAGGTCCATCACTAGACAATATACGCAAGAGGGATATAACATCAGGGAATCAAAGAGACTTGCCAAGAGGGAGGTCGATGATATTATGAGTGACAGGGAAAATTTCATGGATAATTTAATCAGGGATACATGGGAAGGTATAGATGAATAATAAAATAGTTTCCATAGAATGGGTTGATTCTACCGAATATGAAGATGCTGCATGGAAATCAGAGAAGGAAGTTCAGGAACTTCAACCTGTGAAAATTAAATCCTCTGGTATACTCGTACAAGATTCTGATTTATATATAACATTAGCCTCTTCGATTAATGATAGTGAAGATCCTCCTCAATACGGAGGACTAATCAGTATACCAAAATCTTCCATTAGAATAGCATACTCTTTAAAACAATATGATTTTTTAAAGGAGCTTGTCCATGAGTAAAGTAAGTTTAATGGATCACATGGGGGATGACACCACCGTGGTCAATGCTGCTAGAGTTAGTTTCGATAAAAAGATAGATACAGTAATGGAAAGCAAAGATGAGAAGTTAATTAAGTATCTTGCAGAACATGGTCACTGGTCACCCTTCTCTCATGCCTTCACCACATTCAAGATCAAGGCTTCTGTTTTTGTAGCCAGACAACTTCAGAAACATCAAGTGGGCTTGGCATGGAATGAGGTAAGTAGGAGATATGTTTCCACTGAGCCTGATTTCTGGAGTCCTCTTCTGTGGAGAGAAAAATCCAAGGATAAGAAACAGGGATCAACAGAGCATGAAGTTTATGGGAATGAATGGTTCGATAAAAAATATAGGGAGGTGCTTGAGTTATGTACCGTGACATATAAGGAGATGATCAAGGGAGGGGTATGTCCTGAACAAGCCAGAGCTGTACTACCACAGAGTATGTACACCTCATGGTATTGGAGTGGAAGTCTCTATGCTTTCTCCAGAGTATGTAATCTCAGACTACAAGATGATGCTCAATCCGAAACCAAATTTATAGCAGAAAGTATAGCTTTCTACATGAATAACTTATTTCCCATATCATGGAAATGTTTAGTGCCAATTAAAACCAACAGCACCACTGAACGTATGAAAGAAATTAAAGATGGCACTTGGCCGGGACCGGGGGTATAAATGCTTGAAAGTCAATGGTTAGATAGAGGGCCTTGCCCCAACCCTGATTGTGATACAGAGTATGGTAATGTACAACACAAGCTGGGATATTCATTTTGTTTTGCTTGTGAGACAAGATTTGGTGAGGAGGTTAGAAAAGATCTTCAATTTTATCAGGGAAAAATTCTGGAATTACCAAGACAGGAACCAAAGCCTATGAGTATGAAAGGAACATGGGGAGAACTGAGTGATCGTAAGATTTCTCTGGAGACTGCTAAGAAATATAATACTAAAATTATTAAACAGGGGAACATCATAACCCATCACCTGTATGAATACTATAATGAACGAGGAGATAAGATAGGACAGAAAGTACGGAAGACTCAAGACAAAAACTTCTGGGTGGAGGGAGATATAACAGAAGCTGTTATGTTTGGTCAGAATATATTTTCCCCCAATAAACATAATAAGAAATATGTTACTATTTCAGAAGGGGAAATTGATGCCATGAGTGTTTATGAGATGATGGGTTCCAAGTGGCCCAGTGTGTCTATCAAGACAGGGGCTGGATCAGCACTCAGGGATTGCAAGAAAGCTTTCACCTATCTGGATTCATTTGATAATGTTATCCTATGTTTTGACATGGACAAAGAGGGAAGAAAAGCCAGTGAAGAAGTGGCTCAGTTGTTTGCACCCAACAAGTGCAAGATTGTTCGTCTGGAACATAAGGATGCTAACGAATATCTGAAAATGGGGAAGAGGGAAGCCTTCAGCAGTGCTTGGTGGAATGCCAAGGCATACACCCCTGCTGGTATTATCAATCTAAAAGATATAGGTGATAGTCTTTACGAGGAAGATTACTGTGAGACATGTCTCTATCCTTGGCCTCGTATGAATGAAAAGACTTATGGAATGAGGACAGGAGAGTTAATCACATTCTGTAGTGGTGCTGGCATGGGTAAGTCCAGTATCATGAGAGAACTTCAACACCATATTCTTAAAAATACGGAGGATAACATAGGTATCCTAGCCTTGGAGGAAAATATCAAGAACCAAATATGGAACCTAATGAGTGTTGAGGCTTCCTCCAGATTGTACATTAAGGAAGTCAGGGAAGGAGTGGAAGAGGCCCAGTTAAAGAAGTGGCAGGAAGCTACTGTAGGTACTGGTAGAGTCTTTGCCTTTGATCACTTTGGCAGTATCTCCAATGATGAGATCCTTAGTAGGATAAGGTTCATGGCTCAAGGTCTGGACTGTAAGTGGATTTTCGTAGACCATTTATCAATCCTTGTCTCCGGTCAGGAGAATGAGAAGGAAGGGTTTGGTACTGATGAAAGGAAGTCCATAGATATTCTCATGACCAAGCTAAGATCTCTGGTGGAACAGACAGGCATAGGTTTGTTGTTAGTCTCCCACTTACGTAGACCGGGGGGAGATAGAGGCTTTGAAGATGGAAGAGAAATATCTTTAAGTCATTTGAGAGGATCGGCTTCAATAGGGCATCTTAGTGATAATGTTATTGGATTGGAAAGAAATCAACAGAATGATAATGAAACATTGTCCAACACCACCACCATACGTATCTTGAAGAACCGATACACCGGGGATACAGGGATCAGTACACATCTCTTCTATGATAAGACAACTGGGAGAATGACAGAAATTGATAATCCATTTAACCAAGGAGAAGACGAATGAGATCAACTAAGAAATTTGATAAGAAACTCTATGACAAGGCAAATCCTCTATCAAACGGAATTATGGTTGCATGGTTGGAAAGAAACGGTTATGAATTTATAAATCCAGAAGAGACTTATGGAGTTGACATTACCTGTACTATAGGAGCCACGCCAGCTTTCTTTGAAACAGAAATTAAATATAGTTGGGTTAAGGATTGGCCTAATGAATGGGATGAGGTACGTATTCCCTATAGAAAATCAAAGATTATAAATAAATGGATTCGTGATGGTTCATTAGGTATGTTAACTTTTGTTGTGTTTCGTAGTGATTGTAAACAGGCATGGTTCATTGATGGGCAAGTTGTTAGAGATGCAAAGGTTGACCGTGTAAATAATAAGTATGCATCCAATGAAAAGTTCTATCACATAGATGTTAATGATGCTCATTTAATTAACATGAAAGATTCAGATCTGAAAGGTTTAGAAGAAGATCGTAGTGAAAAAATTACAGATGCCTTTATAAATGTAAAGTATCCTGCATAGGAATAGGAAATGAAATGGATATCTTTGCTTATAGTTATACCTCTTATATCTTGGGGAGTAATGTTTGGCACACTCCTATTTATAGATGGAACTTTCGAGGAAGTTTGTTTTCACAATGGCTTTGGAATGTGGCTGGCTTCCTTAATTACAGCTTACGGTTTTTATCTGTATAGGATAACATAATATGTCATTCGTAACTATCACTGATGATGCTAATGAGCATCTATCCAATATTGTAAAGGAACATAATGCTAAAGGTGTTATGCTTGGTATTAAGGGTGGTGGGTGTGCTGGGTTCACTTACGAATGGTCAATTCTGCAAGATGACATTTCAGATAAATTTGAAGATAGATATGAATTAAACAATGGATATTTATGTATCCCACCTGAAGCTATGTTATTGGTAATGAATACCGTTATAGATTTTACCAATAATATTGCTGGTTCGTACTTGAAAATTGTTAATCCTAATGCTACATCTCAATGTGGATGTGGAGAAAGTTTTGGTGTATGAAAGTAGTACTTGACATAGAGACAGATTCCCTACAGGCCACGAAGATACATTGTATCGTGGTAAAAGATCTATCTACATCACACATACATGTATGGAATCAAACAAATCTAGATGAGTTTAAAGATTGGTCTAGGAAAGTAGATAAGTTTATCATGCATAATGGTGTTTCTTTTGATGCTCCTATTCTTAACAGGATACTTAATACTAATATTAGATTAGATCAGGTGGTGGATACTCTGATATTATCTCAGTTGTTCAAGCCCATGAGAGATAAAGGGCATGGTCTTTCTGCATGGGGAGATGAACTAGGCTTTCCCAAGATGGAATGTGAGGACTTTACAACTTACACAGAGGATATGTTTGAGTATTGTAAGAATGATGTGGAACTAACGGAGAAAGTATATCAACATTTACAGGGAGAAGGAAAAGAATTTTCCCCCTACTCCATTGCTCTGGAACATAAGATCAGGGCTGTTCTGGATCAACAGGAGAAGAATGGATTTGCCTTGAATATGGAAAAAACTACAGGACTTATAGGGAGACTAGCAGACGAGGCACAGGAACTAACGGAATGGTCCTTGAGGGAGTTCCCTCCCACTAAGATTAAGTTAAAGACGAAGACCAAGGAAATCCCATTCAACATATCCAGTAGACAACAGATTGCAGACCATCTAAAGAAGAGGGGGTGGGTGCCAAAACAATTCACACCTAAATCCAAGCAGCCCATGATCAATGAAGAGATCCTCTCTAAAATTAACATGGAAGTAGCCAAGAAATTCTCACGGTTTTTTCTTCTACAAAAGAGAATAGCTCAGATACAGGGATGGATTGATGCCTATGATGATACGACAGGGAGAGTACATGGCAGAGTTCTGACCCTGAAAACTATCACTGGACGTATGGCACACATGGCTCCTAACATGGCTAATGTCCCGGCTGTGAGATCTCCCTTTGGAGAAGAGTGCAGGGATTGCTGGACAGTGGAGAACCCTCAGACACATTCTCTGGTGGGAACAGATGCCTCTGGTCTGGAACTCAGATGCTTGGCTCACGTTATGGAGGATAAAGAATTTACCAATGAACTTCTGCATGGAGATATTCACACAAGAAATATGAAGATGGCTGGAATAACAGATAGAGATCAGGCCAAGACTTTTATTTATGCTTGGTTATTTGGAGCACAGGCCTATAAGATAGGACAAATAGTAGGAGTAAATAAAGTACAAGCACAAATTCTTATCAATAGATTCCTAGAGAATATGCCAGCCTTGGAAAAGGTTCGTAATGACATCTCAGAGGAGGCAGAGGGGGGTGTAATTCAAGGGGTGGATGGTAGGAGCCTCCATATCAGAAGCCCTCATAGTGCTCTTAATACCCTCATACAGGGGGCAGGTGCAGTGGTATGTAAGGATTGGGTGGTTAAGATGACACAACTGGTCCAAAGATCTGGTCTTGATGTGAAGTTGGTAGCTTCCATTCATGATGAGTACCAGTTTGAGGTAGAGAAGAAAGATGTGCAGGAATTTGGGAAGATAACCAAGAAAGCTATGAGGGAAACGGAGAAAGAACTGGATTTTAAATGTCCCTTGGACAATACGTGGAAGGAAGGAGAGACATGGGCTAAGACACATTGAAAAAAGTACTTGACATTCCATCTCAAAGATGAGATAATACGTTTTAAATTAACTAAGGAGAAAAATATGAAAGCTAGTTTTATTTCTGGGAAGGCTTATTGGGCCTCTGTGGTTGCTCCCAATACAACCTTTGATAGTGACGGGACATGGAAAATTGACGTTTGTGCTATGAACGAAAAAAGTCTAGCCACTGTCAAGGAAGATGGTTTAACCATCAAGAACAAGGGTGATGAACGTGGTGATTTTGTTACCATTAAACGTGATGTTCGTCGGGTCAAGGGTGGTGTGAATCGTGCTCCTACTCTTGTGGATGCACAGAAACGTACCATGTCAGATCTCATTGGTAATGGATCTGTGGTTAATGTAAAGTATCGTCCCTACACCTATGATAATAAATTTGGTAAGGGGAAAGGTGCTGACTTAATGGGTGTTCAGGTCATTGAACTTGTTCGTTTTGATGCTGATCCTGATGAAGAGGATGAGGATTTTGAAGTAGTCTCTGATGGCTTCTCCACTGAAGAAGAGATTTCATTCGCATCTTAAAGAAAGGAGTTAGAGGAGAGGGGGGTTTCACCATGCCCCTCCCTCTTTTTCATTATGAAAACAATAGACACATTAGTACAGGACATTTATAATTTACTAGGATCAGAAGGTAATGATCTGGATCAGGATAAAATTGATAGACAGGTTAGCATATTTGCACAACATGTTTCTCAACAGGTCAAAGATTTCCTACGGGAGAAGCCTGTGTACAGAAAGGGGTTACGATTATCTGGTATAGGAAAACCATCCAGACAACTCTGGTATGATAATCAATTCAGTGATCAACAAATTCCTCTTGAACCAAGCACACGTATTAAATTTTTATATGGTCACATTCTGGAAGAACTTTTAATTCTTTTTTCTGTTTTATCTGGGCATGAGGTAACAGAAGCACAGAAAGAAATTCATGTGGAGGGGATCAAGGGACATCAGGATTGTAAGATTGATGGAGTTCTGGTGGACTGCAAGAGTACCTCTCTTATAGGATTTGATAAATTCAGGGACCGTTCTCTGGAGGAGGATGATCCTTTTGGTTACATCCCTCAGATCTCTGCCTATGCAGAGGGAAACAATGCAGATGAGGCTGCTTTCTTGGTAATTAATAAAGTAACTGGAGAGATATGCCTTACTCCAGTACATTCTATGGAGATGATAAATGCTACAGATAAAATTAAGAAACTTAAAAAAGATATGGAGAAAGATACTCCACCCTCTAGATGCTATCAAGATGTTCCTGATGGAGTGTCTGGAAATCGTAAGCTTGCTATTGGTTGTGTGTACTGTGATCATAAAAAGATTTGTTGGGAAGATGTTAATCAGGGTCAAGGCTTACGTGTGTTCCAGTATGCATATGGTAACAGGTATCTTACAAATGTTTCCAAGACTCCTGACGTTCCTGAAACGATTGCTTGGTAATGCATTGGAAGATAAGAGGAAGCCGTAGAAAGTTTATTCCCAATCTGGATAAGTTTGGATTTGTATATATCATTACCAATAAGAAAAGTGGTAAGGCATATATAGGATGCAAACAATATTTTTTAAATGTGAAAACAAAACATGTTGATTCCAATTGGGAAACTTACATGAGTTCCTCTTCTCATCTTCTGAAAGATATCCATGAGCTTGGTAAAAAGAAGTTCAAGTTTGAGGTCATAGCTGAGTACAAGAACAAACGTAGCCTTAGATATTATGAATGTTATTATCAGATGAAGTATAATGTTTTATCTTCCACCTTTAAAGGGACAGATGAAGCTGCCTTTTATAATTCCTATGTGGGAGGTAAGTGGTTTCGACCTGTGGAAAGTTATCAAGATCCTGAATATAGAAAGAAATTATCTGAGGCTGCAAAGAAAAGAACTGATAAGCAAGATCCTGAATATAGAAAGAAATTATCTGAGTCTCTGAAGGGGAATACCAACGCAAAGAAAAGAAAGAAGAATGAAAGACGATGATCAAGATATATTTGTAGACCCTATTATTCAATATGATCAGAAACATCCTGATCGTAGATTATATTTGGCTGTCATTCTTCAGG